CTTTCGGCTTGTGAGGGACCCCCCAGAAATTAATCTGGGTATTTCCTGTGTCAAAACCCATCTCCGCCGCCCCTTAACAGGGGTCTGGTAACATTATTTATATTCATGGACTTGTCATCCAGAAGGTATATTTAATAGAGGACACTAAGTAAGTTGACAATTACTTACACTTCTTAGGAAGTGGATTGTCGTGACATACTAGACATGGTAGCGTATAGTTAGGGTGTCGGAGAAGGAATATCTCCGGGAGCCTAATTATGAGAGCGGACCTACTCGCTTTGATCATTACTGTGACAAGTAGTGGTTAGAGACTGTTAGTCCCCTATTCTACATTATCGAAGTACCACCCCCCAGGAAATGACTACAAGTAAGTACTTGACTCAAATCCCATTGGGAAATATGGTCGTGCAAGGTTTTGTAGGATCGGGATTAATAGACCAAAAGTGGTCAACCCGATTAAGAGTAGCACAATTTGTGCCCAACTTTCTATAACACATGTCTAAATCTATGAAACAACAATTCAATAGCTCTATAACGATTAAAGATAAGGAATTATCTTTATTTGTGAGAGGGCTACGGTTTGTGTGCTCAGTCGATCAAGACTTGCGTGAAGACTATTTCCAGATGTTAGCTCGTATCAAATCTCTTCAAAAGGAAAGCGGAAACGCTTGACTTGTGAAGTATTTGAAAGAAGCGACACGTCTGGTCATGGTCTGGGTTTCCCAAGATATTGAGTACCGTAAAACGGTAGTCTTATCTATTGGGATCCCCGTTAAGATCGCTGGCGGTCTTCCTTGTATTATACCTACACGCCTCCGTCGTAAGATGGAGGTGGGTGATATAAAGACGGTGAAGACTGTACTAACTATGCTCAATCTGTACAGAATTTGGCAGTGTCCTCCTGTATTGAAACTAGAGACGATCACAGAGCCTTTTAGGGGGCTCTCTGATACTTTGTCTATAGTCGAGATACTTGAGATTGTAAAGGGAATGCCTTTCTCCGGGAAACCGGAGTTAGTTGTTCCGCTAAACATTACAACTGCTGGTCCTAATTTCAAGATAAGCTCCCTTTCCGCACCTTTCGACGCGTTTACATTCGCTCTTCACCCTCATCTTCTGTCAGCATTCGAATGCTACAGTAGATGGTCTGGGAATTTAGACTTCTTTAGGAGTCTAGAAGAGGAATGTTCTCGCGTGCAAGAAGTGTGCCGGAAAGGTTGATTAACTTGAGTCTCAAAGAAACCACTTATGCTTGGTAAGCTTTCAAAGAAATTTGAAGCTGCCGGTAAAGTGCGTATCTTTGCGATTACAGATTGGTGAACTCAAAATCTACTTAAACCTCTCCATGACTGGCTTAATCTTGGTTTATCCAAGATTGCACAAGATGGAACGTTTGATCAATTGAAGCCGCTCTCAAATCTAACTGGTTCTTTTAGAGTCAGTTATGATTTGAGCGCTGCCACTGATCGTCTTCCGGTAGCATTCCAAGTTCAAGTACTTTCACAGGTACTTAAATCTTCGGAATGAGCTACTTCTTGAGCCGAACTCTTAACTCAAAGAGATTGGTTCTTGAAAGAAGGTGATCGGTGGACTCCATATCGGTATGCAGTAGGACAACCCATGGGTGCATATTCTTCGTTCCCTATGTTGGCATTATCACATCATGTGATAGTCCAAATGGCGGCTCGAAGAGCTGGTTATCATTTATGATTTACCAACTATGCCCTCCTTGGTGATGATATTGTAATTGGATGCCCCAAGGTTGCTCCGGTTTATCTAACGATAATCCGAGACATCCTTGGTGTTGACATTAACTTATCAAAGTCCCTGCAATCTGATATTGGTGTTCTGGAATTCGCCAAAAGATTATTTAAGGACAAACAGGATTTATCTCCTATTTCTCCGAAAGTACTCTTGTTGGCACTCCGGAATATCTTTTATTTACCTGACCTTATTAAGGATATGGTGGATAAAGGTTTTGAAATTGACACAAGTTCCCTTTTAGCTTTAGCGCGAAAACCTCGACTCTTTAAAGGAGTTGGGAAGATTAACGCTTATAAAGCTGTCTGAAGTTGTTTCTCTCCGTTCGGTATTCTTAACGGAAGTCCAATACGATTTCTCGACATTGGATCAATGCGTTATGAGCTATTGTATAAAATCAGAGATTTTATCTTAGATTTTGCACATAGATCATTGAATACTGCAATGGAGCGCTCTTATCAGGCTAAGGATAGCTGATCAGATGCGCGAGAGCAAGAGAGAGGGGGGTTACCTGGAGATGTTATAATCGAACTACCATCTACGAAAGTTGTGGATTCCTATATTATAGGAAAGCCATTAGCTAACGTATTTGATCAAGCCTATAATCCTAAGATACGATTGTATCGAGGGGATGGGCAAGAGATGGAGTTATGGTTTTACATTTCTTCGTGACTAGAGGAAAATATGAGTAAACTGTCTGAGCCAGCTTTTGCTGTATCAGATCTTATACATCCTAAGGAACAGAATAAGTCCCAGGGCCAGAAGGCCTGGGATTTCTGATCTATGGTGCATAAGGTAGCAGAGTTACCAAAGATCCAACGTCACTATCGTAAGTCGAAATCGACTGACAAGCGTGCAGAAACGCAACAC